GAAGTCATCAAATCTATCATTATATGTGATTTCTACAGTATTATAGATTTCATCTCTCCTATTATTGGAGTAGTTAAACATACCCCCTTTGATTGACTCATTTGTAATCAAACAAATTGGAGATCTAGGTCTATCATCTACAAAATTTATTTGGTTATCACTAAAAAATATACTACCTCTGAAAAGTGCCGCTATTGTATAAAGAGCATCATAGATTTTTTCATTATTATTAAACATAATGTTGCAAGCAAATCTTGGCTCAAGTCCACCTTGCCCATCTGAAACCCCAACAAAAACTCCATCATCATTTACTGCATCGCAAAACCTGCCAATTTTATATAATTCCCAAATATTTATGGTGTCTTCATCTACATGGTCACCTAAACCATATCTTTTATTTGTCAGTAGATCGTAAAGAATCCAAGCTGGATTATCAGTCCATCTTAATTCTTCATGAAAAGTTCCGTCCCAATCTCCATCATAAACTTTTTTATCTGCCTCAGCAGTATTATTAAACTCATCCTCAGACGAATAATATCTTTTATCTTCGCCGTTTAATTTTGTGGGATTGTAATTACTTGGTATTTTTACTAATTTTAATTTACAATCAAAGTTTCTAACTGGCACTCCATCTATGGATCTAGAATCAAGTTTAGTGCCCACTATAGCTGAGAAAGGGTAACTTAAATTTACAGGTATTATTTCACTGACTTTTGATAAAACTACGTTTCTAGCTAATAAAACAGAATTAGTTTCGCATGATATTTTTTCAACCTCAACAAATCTATGCGGTACTTCCTCATTACCCTCACCTACTCCAGCAGCTCCAACTCTAATCGCTGGGGGTAGTTTAATAGGAGTATTTATTTTATTCTGTTCAACTGATGCACCCTGAAAAGAATCTAATTTTACCCAAGGAAAATCAGTGGGAGAACTTTCAGGGTTACCTAAATCAACTAAAACACTTGAGTTAATTAATGCGACAAAATGATAATCCCTAACTTCTCCATTTCTTGTTTTTTGATTAGTTTTAGGGTCTATTAAACCAGTGCTTATTCTAACTTCTAGCAAAGCAGGATAATTAACACCAGCCCCTAATTTCCTATCTGCTGGATCGTCTTCATTTGATAAAGCCGAAGGTTTAATTTCTGTATGTAAGGTATCTCTTAAAGTTTGTATATCTAAAGTTACAAAAACCTCTTCAACATTAGGATTGTAAACAGTATGAGTTATTGGGGATGCTAACTCATCAAAACTAGGATTTAATCCATCGGCCCAGTCAGAGTAATTCAAAAAATTAGTTGAGTCATCTGCTAAAGCAGTTCCAGTTCTTAAATCAGTGCTACCTTCAATCCCAGTTTCTGGAATAGTCAAATTAAAATCAAACTCTGATAATGCACTAGTATCAGATACAATTCTTTGAACTTTAAACTCTGGGTTTACTCTGTAAGGTCCGTAAAGAAAACTATCATAAGGTTTATCAATATAAATTTGATTAAAAAACTTAAAAGGGCTTTGATCCTCAGTGCCTAATTTTAGCTCTGCGAGCACATTAGAGTAATTAAATTTTTGATTAAAGTTAATTTGTGACTGTGATATAGCGGCGGTTTCTTTGTATTTTATAGTGGATATATCTTTTATCCTATCAACTAATTTTTTACTAACGCCTCTTTTTTCAGTTTGAAAAGAATACGCTTGATTTTTACCGCGACTTTTTAGTATTGAAGATTTTGCAGACTTGTCTTTTAAACAAAACAAATAAAACCCACGGACTTGCCCAGTTAAAACTCCATCTTTATCTATCAATGGCACAAGAAAATCAAAAACTTCTAATTCGCTATTAGCGTTAGCAAATGTCGTTAAATCTTGCCCATCAGAAGTTTGAAATCTAAAAGAGTAATCAATGATAGGTTTATAATCAAAGCCATCTATTGTTTCTACTGGGCCATCTGGATCGAGAATACTAAAATTTAAACCAGCTTGAGTTTCTATCGGTCTATAAGCTATGAAGATTTCTTTATCTGTGGTCATCAACAAATTCATGAGGCCATCTCGCCAATTTGATTTGACAACAGTTTCTATTGTGAATTTATTATTTTTTTTTGTTTTTAATAAACCTTCTAAATTATTGAGAGCTTTATCTATTAAATCTACTTGATATTTGCCACCTGCATTTAATTTTTTGTTAGCTTCTATTTTTAGGTTTACTAATTTTACAAATTCAGCACTTAGTATTTGAGCTAACTTGAAAGCGCCTGAACCAAAATTTTTATCGTTGGTTTGTCCTTTGTTTTTAGAAAAAAAGTTATATGTTTTATTAGTTTCAGTTGATAATCTTTCAAAATTAAGGCCATTAGCGACTTGATTTCCAAAAGAAACTAGTGATGTGTAATTCGTTGGGATTCCATTTTCATTTACGTTGTAAATAAAAATATCTTTGATTTTAAAGGTGCTAGTTGATGTGAGTTGCAGTGAAAGCTGATTGTCCTCATCTCCACAATCTCCTAAAGCAGTAAAACTAAAAGTACCATTACTCTGCGCTGCGTCTGCATTATTCATATGAAATGGAGCACGGACTTTAATACCGCCTTTTACATAATCAAAAATAGTAAATTCTACTCTAAAAATTTCAGTGGCATTATTAGTTATTTTTGTGTTATTTACTTCTCTAATAGAGCCATTGACTCTGTCTGTTAAAGTGTAAACGCCGTTGAGAAAAGTAATAGTGCCACCACTTCCAAATGACTGGTCAGTTGTATTAATAGATTTTGATATATCAGTTAAATCTGAGTATACTAAATAACTTTTATAATTAGCTTGTTTTGAGCTGGAATTTTTACGTTCTAAAGTGCTAGCAACACCACCATATTGACCAGTTAATTGTTGATTAATTAAAACAGCTTTAGGTATCTTATCCGCAAAGTTGTCATCACCGTTCCCCATGTAAAGTCCAAATCTTGGAAAATCGTTTTTAACACTAACAATTGAACCTTCAAGTGTAGTGCTTTTGTCATCTTTAAATAAACGAGCAACACCTCCATAAACTAATCCATGAGGCACTGTTGAATTAGTGTTAAATGTATGAATATCCCCATGTTCATCACTATTTATCTGAGACCAATTAGGAGCTTCAGTTCCCGCTTTCCCAGTAAAATTTGTAAGCTGACCCTCTGGAGCTACTATTAAATCATCAGAGTTCGAATTAGATAAGTGATCAAACATTCCAGTAAATGGAATTGCCCCAGTTACTGACCCTACTGTGCTTGAATTTTCTTGGATATTTGCGGCTGCAAAGTTTTTTTGAGTTACTGCTACTGGAGTTTCATTTAAGTAAATCCCCTGAAGCATCTGTTCTCCATTTACAACTTCACCATTTTTGTTTACTAAACCCTGTATTGGGCCGTCACTTATCAAATCTAAGGTTTCTAAAAAACTATATGATGCCCCATATTGCATCTCTCCAAGTTTAGGAGGTCTAAAAACTGGTCCACCGCCACCACCTCCAGCACCAGCTGTACCTGCGCCAGCCAATGGAGGAAGGCCGACCTGTCGCCTATATCTAGCGTTTTGTAATTTAAAATTTGCCCCAGCAAATCTTATTTTTTTATCTATATGTTTCATTAAGATATAAAAGAGTTTGCTGTTATTGGAGTGCCAAGTGCGCTTTTTGATATAAATGTATTAGCTTGTAAAGCTGTTTCATCTGGAACAATCAAAGGAAAAGATTTTATTGATGTTTGAACTACCGCAGATCCTACTTTTAGTCTGCCATAACCAATTGGCAAAAAAGAACCTTGTTGAGCTAAATTATTTTTTGAAGAAAATATATACGACTGAGTATAAGCGTTCGCCATCGCGGAGACTTCCTGTTGAGCTGGTAATCCTAAGTCTGGCTTTGGCGCAAGCAAAGAGGCAACCGCTGCTAAGCCTACAGATTTTGCCACATTAGCGAATATGCCCCCAGTTTTTGCTGCCGCTCCTGCCGTCGCACCTGCGCCTCCAGCTCCACCTGCTGCTCCAGCCCCAAAAGTGTTGCTAATACCTTGACCTATTGCCGTAAAACCTTTTCCAATTGCCGTGCCTACCACATTCACTGCCTTAACTACTGCCGCGCCTACTGCCGCGCCTATTTTTCCGATAGCTGCGAAAAGTGGCGTAAAAGGTCCAGATCCTGCTATAGCTGGCACTAAATCAATTCTTTTAGGTTTTTCTGTTAAATCTTGAAGTGATTTAATTCTTTTTTTATTTACAATTATATCATAAAAAAAACATTTATTTTGCAATTCAACTATTCTTGCTTTGAATCCCTGCCTATTACAATCTATTGCATCTATCAAATCAGCAGCATTTTTTAGATTCAAACAAAAGAATTCTTGATATTCTTTTTTTAAAATGCCATGTAAATATATCTTAGTCATAGTAAAGCCTTTATCCTTTCTAATGTATTTACATCTGAATCTGAATTTTGTGGTTCATAAATGTGAACTTTTTGA